CGTGGCGCTCCAGAGCGCGTCAAAGTCTTTCTTGCCGAACTGCTTGCGGGACAGCACCACCGTGCCGTCGCCGGTCAAAATGTCGATCACCAGGATCGGCCAGGATATCTTGCCATCCTTGCCGGTGAATTCGACCTCAAGCTCTGCGTTCCAGTTCGATCCCTCGTTGGTCCGCACGGTCACGGAGGTGATATCTGGCAGGCTTTCGATTGCCGCCTCCAGGTTCGCGGCATTGGTTGCGGCCGTTGTCGTCCAAGTGATCTCGTCGCTGGTGGTGCCGTTGTATTCCACCAGGAGTTTGTGCCCATTTGCCATGTCGTCAAAGCGCAAGAACTGGATTTCGTTCTCGCCGCCGCCGGTATCCTCGTCGTCAAAGGAGAACTCGGTTGTGGTGTCGAACTCCAGAGGGCTTGACCGCCAGTCCTGGTCGCTACCCAAACGCTGCACCACATAGGGCGGTTGCTCCTGGTGATAGAGGATCAGAGTGTCGAGGTTCGGCGCAGCCTTGATCGAGGCCACATGCGCGTTGGTGTGTGGGATCGGAACCGCCGCCACCCATGCGCCGGTCGAGCCGTCGAACACGTCGCAGCATCCGCCGATCATCGCCAGGATATACTCGTCCTCTATGCTTGTCGTCAGGCGGTGCATGGAGAACGCGCCAGGCGATCCGCCGGTGCTGTATCCCGCCTCCAGTTGCGCCTCCACGCCGGACAGCTCGACCGTCGCGCCCTTGAGATCGACGGCCGACGGGTTGTCCACGATCACGCGCCAGTAGCGAGCGGTGCCCAGGAGGGTGTCAGGTGCGGTCCCGAACCGGCGATCATAGGCCACGTTGCCCACATCAAAGCTCGCGGCGTCTGCCCATGTTGAGCCGTCCGAGCTGGTCTGGAGCGTGAGCGTCGCGGCCGATACGCCGCTCGGAAAGCTGGCAATGCGAAGATCCCGCAAGTCGAACAGCGACACGGCTCGGGCAGACCCAAAGTCCACGCGGAAAACCTCGTATTCGGTCGCGGTGCCGATCCCTTTGGTTGCCGTCCCACCCGAGACGTAGGCCCCGAGGGTCGAGCTGTCGAAGCCGTCGAGCGAGAAGGTGTCGGCGGTCAGAACCGTGATCGCGCCCTGGTGGCCGTTGATCGAGCTGGCCAAGATTTCCTGGGCCGAGCCGCCGGTTGAGTAGGCGGTAAACCCGGTGCTGTCGGTGCCGTTCAGTGAAAAGGTGTCGGCCGTGAGGACGCTGATCGTATAGGTTTCGTTGTTCAGCTCCGTCATGCCCGTCACGCCGGTGATCTCGATGGTGTCGCCTGTCGAAAACCCGTGCCCGGCCGCTGTGATTACGCAGGGATCGGCCTGGGTGGCGTTGGTGATCGCGGCCGTGTCGCCGCTGCTGGGCACGCCCATGCCCTCGATCCCGTCGATCCGCACGGGGTCGCCCGTGGTGAAGCCGTGGCCCGTCGCAGTCACTACCGCCGGATTGGCGTTGCTCACGCCCGAAATCGTCGCATCCGATCCCGTCTCCAGGAGCGTGTTACGGTCGCCGTCGGTCAGGTTCGCGGCCGTGCCGCCGTTTGCGGCCGTGACGGTTGCGCCGCCCAGGCTGATCGAGGAGATCGGGCCACGCTGGAGCGCGCGGAAGCGCCAGCCCTCGCGCCGCTTTGCGCCTCCCTGGGGGAGAGGCACCGCGTTCTCGATGATGCGCGCCGAGTTGTAGAAGAAAGACACGTCCTCGCGGCTCCAGAGGAGCGGGTCGAACTCACCGGCCGATAGGCTTGTCTGCACATGGCGGCTCGTCGGCATCAGTAAACACCCCCGAAGCGGGCGCTCCAGATCGGATCGTGATCGTCCAGGAGCGAGCGGGTCGGATCGCCGGTTGCGTCGGCCTCGGTCGCCGTGCGGAACAGCCCGCCCCGGCCGAACTCGCTCGGGTTGCCATAGGCGATCTGGCGGTGGAGCTGTTCCTTGCTCGCGTTCTCCGTCACCGGCAGCGCCAGGGTTGCCGCGACGGCCTCGATTGCAAGCGTGTGGAAGTAGCCAGGCCATTGGCTTTCCGGCACGCGCCAGATGTATTCGATCACCGCCTGGTCATAGTCGCAGAACAGCCAGAGCTCTTGGATTTCATAGAGGAACACCTGGGGCGCGCGCTGCCTGGTGGTGTTGAACACTGACAGCGGCTTTCCCACGCGATCCGTGCGCAGGGTCGGCATGAGAAAGGCGCGCTTCCATTCGTTGATCGGCGTGCCCGCTGCATCCTCCTCCAGCACCTTGCGGCGCGTGGCGAAGCTCCAGTCGTGCGATCCGAGGAGCTGGAGGATCGTCGGCTCATAGAGCTGGTTCACCTTCTCGGCCGTGTCGCTGTCCTCCTCGAAAGAGGAGATCGCCGGTTCGCCCAGGCGAGCCAGCGCTTGCGATGCAACGTCCACTCTGCTGTCGGTCATGTCAGCCCCCTAAGAAAAGAGGCCAGGGCCATGACAGCCCTGGCCCGTCCCTCGCATCCACACCCCAGCGGATTAGCCGAAGGCGTCGATTGCCGCGATGGTCACGACACCGGCGCTGATTGCCGACACATGCGCGTCGAAATCTGCGTCCGAGGCGTGGATCGCGATACGGTCGCCCACGGTCAAAAGCGCTGCTGCGCTGTTGAAATACCCCGTGCCTTTGACGGCGGCTTTGGCGTCGGTTCCGGCATTGTAGCTCCAGATTTTCACGCCACCGCCGGAGCCGCTGTGGTTCTCCAGTCCTTGCAGGTTGAAAGCCATGATGGTTCTCCAGGTTCAGTTACAGGAGAGGGCGAGCGTCAGAGCCCGCCCCCTGGTGGCGCTTATGCGCCGTCCTCGTCGCAGGTGATCTCGACCACGCCACCGGCGTCGATCTCGATGGAGCCTGCCGAGAACAGCATGTTGGCGAGCCAGCTCGTCTTGGTCGGGATGTAGTTGACCTCCATCCGCTGATCCATTCCGAGGGCGTGCCCGATGGCCGACTTCGCATAGGCGAAGGTGGTCCGGTCGCCGCCGGTCAGGTCGAGCCCGCCCTCGGCACGGGTTGCGATCCACTTGAACGACATGCCCAGGAAGCTGGAGATATCGCCGTTCACCAGGGCGCGCACCGTGTTGAAGTCCGCGCTCGTCGCCTCGGTTTCCCCGAGGAGCCCTTCGCGGCCGACGTAGGAGCCCACATAGGTGATATCCTCGTCCTCACCCACGCCGCCGTCGCCCAGGAGGCGAGACGCGCGACGGAGCTTGTCCACGTTCAGGTTGGTGTTCGCCCCGCCGATGGAGCTGGCCACGGTCAGGGTCGTTGCGGTCGCTTCGAGCGCGTCGATGATAAGCTGATCCTCGCGGCGGCTGATTGCCTTGGCGATGGAACCGGCCAGCTCCTCGCGCTCGGAGATGTTGGTTTTCGCATCATCGAACACGTCGGTGTATTCGGCAGCGTTCCAATCTTCGAGCGTGGCCGTCGCGTTGGTGTGCGCCAGGTTCATCGGCACAACGTCGGTCTGCTTGGCGCGACGGGTTGCCAGGCCAGCGGCCAGTTTCGGGAAGCGGTGGGTCGAACCCACAACGCCGGTCTTGACGCGCGTGGTGTCGCGCAGCTTGCCCATATCCTGATAGGCGTGCTTCACATCAGCGTCGAAGCTGGCGATTGCTGCGGTGGAGAGAGAGGTGGACATTGCGTCACTCCTTCAAGGTTTCAATCGGGGGAGATCGAGGGCCTTGAGGGTCACGGGCCTGTCGCAAAAGCCGGGTGCCGTTCCTCGCGGGTCTGCATCTTGTGGTGCAATATGCCACCAGAGGGACGATCTGGCAAGCGCGCATAAAAAAACGCCCCGGCGGGAGGAGGTTGCCGGGGCGTTTAGGTGAGGGAGGTTTCATACAGAGCTTGCGCCCTGTGATCCTATAGCACGCCAGACTTGATCGAGCCAGTGGCTTGCGGCGAGTTGCCAAATGCCTTCTGCATCAGGTGTTGAGCTTCTGCCATTGCTCCGTCCTTTTCAGAACCGGCTGGCATCCGGCTTGCGGCCGCGTGTTTGGCGTATGCCTCTTGCGGCGTCACCGATCCATCTGCTCCGTCTGCCATCGGGATCGGCTTCTCTCCCATCTCGCCGGTCAGGATGCGGTGGAAGATGCGAGCCGCGCGGCCAGTGCCGACCATTTGGGAAAACTCGGCCATGTCCTGCTCGTCTTTCAGCACGCCGCGCTGGGCCAGCTTCTCGGCATAGGTGCCGATGGTGTTGACGATGGTGCTGGCTTCCTTCTGGCCGACCTCCTCGACCAGCGACTGCATCTCTTGCTCGCCGTTGATCTTCTGCGCCTCCTCGTTCGAGACGCCAATCGGCATCCCGCTTTCCGCGATCCCGCCCAGGCCCTCGCGCATGAGCTGGGTGAACGCCTTGTCGGGGATACCGAGCTTGTGCGCCGCCTTGCGGAACGCATCGACATAGGGCTTCGAGGCTTCGCTGTTCAGCTCGTCCGCGATCTTGTCGTCGTCGCCCTCGGGATCGAACTTGTAGCCGTCGGGATCGTCGGGCACCGCGCCCTCCAGCTTGCCCTCGCCCTTGCCCTTCTGGGACAGCTCGCGCCGCGCGCCCTGGTAAGCCTTGGTCAGCTTCGCCAGCGTCTCGTCAGCCGACAAACCCACCAGATGATCCGGCAGCTCCATGCCCTCGGGCAGCTTCCAGGCTTCGCCGTCGCCCTCGCCTTCCTTTGCCTTGCCTTTGGTGGCGAAGTCCAGGATCGAGGAGCCGCCCTGTTCCGATCCATCTCCTTCGCCATCTTCACCTTCGCCGCCAGCTCCTTCGCCCTGGTCGCCGCTGTCACCGTCTCCGTCGCCTTCGCCCGAACCTCCCGAGCCTTCATCGGCTGGGCTCCATACG